ATTTGAAAGTGGGTCAGGTGTTCAAGATAACGCTGCTGTGTTTGACTCAAACTCTAATAAAATTGTCATAGCGTATCGTGACGGGGCAACCACAGGTGCGCCCGGCACCGCAATAGTCGGGACTGTATCTGGAACAAGTATTAGCTTTGGTACAAAAGTTGAGTTTAATCAAGGCTACGAGGCAGACTTTATTGGTGCTACATTTGATACCAATGTGAATAAAGTTGTAATAGCTTACAGGGACAGAAATACTGCTGAGTACGGCACCACGGTTGTTGGCACCGTAAGTGGCACGTCTGTATCTTTTGATACGCCTGTTGTGTATGAACAGGCAAACAGCCCTTATAACACTGCTACCTTTGACAGCAACTCTAATAAAGTAGTCATAGCCTATGCTGACAATGGCAACTCAGGCTATGGGACAAGTGTTGTTGTCTCTCCAAGCAGCATAGCAGTAACCAGAGGCCAAGTAGCCGACGGCGGCAATGCAACAGTTGACATCGTAGGCACTGTATCCACAAACCAGCTAAGCCTCACCGCTGGTCAGCAATACTACGTCCAGACAGATGGCACGATAGGCGAGACCCCTGCTGATCCAAGCGTCTTGGCTGGCACGGCAATATCTGCTACAAAGCTCATAGTCAAAACATAAGGTGATGTTGTATGCCGCTTACCAAACTACAGTTCAAGCCTGGTGTTAATAGAGAAACAACGTCCTACACGAACGAGGGCGGCTGGTTTGATGTGGATAAGGTGCGGTTTCGTTTTGGTATGCCCGAAAAGATCGGCGGCTGGGAAAAGTTTTCAGGGTTCTCGTACCTTGGCTCTGCCAGGGCGATGCACCCTTGGGTGACACTCGACAACAGCAGGTTGATCGGCATAGGCACAAGCCTCAAGTACTATATCAACCAAGATGGTGGCCTATATAACGACATCACCCCTCTTCGCACAACTACGGCTGCGGGGGATGTGACCTTCTCTGCAACCAGCGGGTCTTCCACTATTACGGTGTCAGACGTTGCGCACGGTGCAGTGGTCAACGACTTTGTAACCTTTAGCGGTGCGACAGGTCTTGGCGGCACAATCACAGCGGGTGTGTTGAACCAAGAGTATAACATCATAGAGATCTTAGATGCCGACAGCTACACTATAACTTCACGGACAGCTGGCACTAGCTTACAAGATATAACAGTAGACGGAGCTTTGGTTCCTGTTGAAGTAAACGCCGATGGATCGGACACAGGTAATGGCGGTTCGTCTTGTGTAGGAGCCTACCAGGTAAACGTGGGCCTTAACACTTCGACTGTTGGTGCGGGTTGGGGCATTGGTTTTTGGGGCCGAGGAGCGTGGGGATCTGCTGCTGCTACTCCGGTTGTTACTTCAACGCTTCGCATTTGGACGCATGACAACTTTGGTGAAGACCTTCTTATGAACGTCCGCAACGGTGGGATTTACTATTGGGACAAGACTGGGGGCCTTAACTCACGGGCCGTGAGCCTTGATTCTTTGGCAGGGGCGAGTTCGACACCGACTATTGCCAAGCAGGTCTTGGTTTCTGACCGTGACCGCCACATCATTGCGTTTGGTTGTGATAGCGAAGACACACCCGGTGTGCAGGATCCGTTGCTTATTCGGTTCTCGTCTCAAGAATCTTTGACCGATTGGGGTGCTACGGCGACCAATACGGCTGGGGACTTGCGCCTTGGTTCTGGGTCCGAGATTGTCATGGCGATTGAAACGCGCCAGCAGGTCTTGGTGTTTACGGATGAATCTTTGTACGCGATGCAATACTTAGGCCCCCCGTTTACCTTTGGTGTGAACCTGGTCTCTGAAAATGTCACGACTATGGGTCCGCTCGCAGCGGTTCCTGTTGAGGACAACGTGTATTGGATGGGCCTGAAAGAGTTCTATGCGTATGGCGGTACAGTTCAAAGGCTTCCTTGCACCGTTCGAGACTATGTCTTCGACGACATTAACCTCAACCAGCGTGAAAAGATTGTAGCTTCAAGCAACACTTCCTTCTCAGAGGTGTGGTGGTTCTATCCATCTGCGGATAGCGAAGTAAATAACCGCTATGTTGTTTACAACTACCAGCAGCAGATCTGGTACTACGGCACACTTGAGCGCAGCTTCTGGATGGATCGTGGCATCTTCGATCAGCCTATTGCGGCGGGTCCTAATAACTACTTGTATTCCCAGGAGACGGGTTTCGACGACGACGGGTCTGCGTTTACTGCGTACATCGAGTCGAGCCAGATCGACATTGGAGACGGCGACAAGTTTGCGTTCATCAAGCGGATGATACCTGACGTTACGTTCCGCGGGTCTACTGCGGTCAGCCCGAGTGCTAACTTTACAATCAAGACTCGGAACTTCCCTGGTGGCGACTATCTGCAGTCTACGGAGAAGCAGATTACTAAGACGGCTTCTGTTCCTGTTGAGCAGTTTACCGAGCAAGTGCATCTGAGACTGCGTGGCCGTAGCTTTGCAATGCGAGTAGAATCTGACGATTCCGGCGTAGGTTGGAGGCTGGGGTCTCCAAGGCTGGATATTCGGACTGACGGGAGAAGGTAGTGTCTCGTAACCTGATCCTTCCGTTCTTTGCGGTTCCACCCACAGAATATGACCAGCAGTACTTCGCGAACTTAACGCGGAGTTTCGCTGTTTACATGGAGCAGCAGCAAAACCCTGGTGAAGAACGAGCCACTAGGTTAACTTTGACCGACTTGCAGACAGATGATTCCGGTCTTGAAACAGGGGCATTGTTTCAGCAAGGCGGGTTTGTTAAGATAACTTTAAGCAACAGCCCCCATGTGCGCGGATCCACTGGCACGGGCGGGGTTGGAACAGTTACGGTGACCACAACATGAGCGATACTATTTTAACAATGGCAAACGGTTCGAAGTGGAAACCTTCGACGAGTTCTGATACAGTGCATTGTGTAAGCTGCGACAACGCAGTTGACACACCCGCAGAGATCGCAAGTTACCCTGATGGTAATTGTCCGCAGTGTTCGCAACCTTGGACAGGATCTGAAAAGCGCAGTACATGTATTACAGTAACTGCCCCAGAAGCAATTTCGGGAGAGGCATGATGGCTAAAGAATCTGAAGCAGACAAGAACAAAGGGGATCTGTTCTCCTCGATTGGCGCTCTCGTTGGTATGGTTGCAGGCGGTCCTGTTGGCGCGGCTCTTGGCGGCGGGCTAGGAACTTTGCTAAGTGGCGGCTCTACGGAAGATGCGATTCAGTCTGGTATTGGTGGTTTGTTTAGCGCAGGTCTAGGCGGTAAAGCAGGTCTAGCCATGAACGCTCTTGGAATTATGGGCGGCGGCGGCGGGGCTGGTAGTTTCCAGAACCAAGGCCAGAACGTCATGAGCTTGTTGTCAGGAGAGCAGGGACAACAGCTTGCAGCCAAACAAGCTATGCTTGGCGGGTTCCAAGGTGGCCCAACCGGAGCGATCCGCGGAATATTGCAGGCAGCAGGGGTAGAGGACGCGCAGGGGCGCACAGATCCGATCCTCGGTGGGTTGCTTCAGCAGGCCTTGTTCGATCAGCGTAAGGTTAATCTTGATCCGGTTATGACAGCCTTGGAGCAGCAGCAATACGCATCTGGCGAGCGCCGCCCAGGCTATCGTGGGACCGCTGCTCCCGGTACTCCGACCGTGAGTTACCGTCCTAAGATGATGAACATGGGTGGTTACATCGAGGGCCCTGGTACAGGGACCAGCGATTCTATACCCGCTACGATCTACCAAAACGGAGGCCCGGTCCAAGAAGCTCGGCTCTCGGACGGTGAGTTTGTTATGACGGCGGACGCTGTTCGTGGTGCAGGGGGTGGCGACCGGAATGCGGGGGCGGCTAAGATGTACGAGATGATGAATCAATTTGAGAGGGTTGCATAATGGCGGAGACAGTCTCAAAGGTCATGAACCTTCTTCCTGAGTATCAGGAAAACTTTCTCAAAGACCTTCTAGCAAACATATATCAAGTAGACGAAGAGTCGGGCACGATCACTGGGATCGCGGCCCAAAGTCCTTTGTATGGTCAACCAGTCATGGACCCCGCAACTGGGGAGCAGATGTATCAGGCTGCTGACGGCACCTACACAGCGGACGTGACACAGGCTATGACAGACCAATACGGTGAGCCTATCTTTGCTGTTGAGGGCGGCGTTGCTGCACCTGATGTCATTGGATTTACTGATCCACAAACACAGGCTATTGCCCGCCTGACTGGCGGAGTGGATCCTGTAACGGGTGAGCAGTACGAATCCATGATGGGGGCGTACCAGCCTTACTTGGATAGAGCGGAACAAGTCTTTGAAACGGGTGTCACTTCTCTTGAGGACAGCCAGGACCTGTATGATCCGCAAAGCTACAAGGAATATTACGATCCGTTTGTTGAGGATGTCATCGAGACATCTCAGGCGGACATCGCCGAGGCATTGGCTCGGGAACGAGGTCGTATCGGCGCTGAAGCAGGGTCTCGGGGTGCGTTTGGTAGTCGTCGAGATCTGATGGAAGGCGAAGCCATTGGTCGTTCTGCAGCGGAAGAAGCCAAACTCGGGGCGCAGCTTCGTTCTGCAGCCTACACTGGCGCACAACAGCAGGCCCAGTCGGCCTTTGAAAACCAACAGAAGCGGGGGCAGACCGCAGCGCAGTTGTTCCAGGGCCTTGGCACTGGGATCGGCGCACTTGGAGAGGCGGCACAGTCGCAGGGATTCCAAGACGTAAACACCCTGTTCAACACGGGTGCTCTTGAGCAGCAGCAGTTGCAGGCTGAGTACGATGTACAGCGGGCAGGCCAGCTAGAGGAAGCATACGAACCGTTTGCTCGGTTCTCTTACATGCGGGACATTCTTTCTGGTGTGCCTTCAAGCGGTACGTCTTTGTCAGCAGCGGCAACACCACAGGCCAGCTTCATGGGCGGAGCCTTGCAACGGGCCAACACAATCTATGGCGGACAAGGTGGATCGAACCCTATACTTGGTGGGCTTGGTTCTTTGAGAAATGTAAGCGGGGCATAATATGCAAGGTGGCATCAACAACGCAGGTCTATTCGGAGCGTCTCAACGTGAGGCCCGTAGTAAGCTGGATCAAATGGCAGGGATCAAACGCCCTAGTGGTATTCTAGCGTCTTCGCCGGAGTTGATTCGCAGTGTTGCAGGCCCCACTATGATGCCGCAACCGCCGCAACAACAACCTGCGCCGATGCCTACTAATATGCCGACAGTTCAACCTGCGCTGCAGGCGATGCCAATGCCTACTACCGTGGCTCCTATGGCCCAGGCTCCCGCGCCTCGGCCCTTGAATCCTATGGCTCCAACCACCGCAGGGCAACAACCTGTTGTTAAACTTGAAGACGGCGGATTTTTAAACAGTTTGCTTTACGCCCCTAAAGGGACCGAAGCTACCGTCAGCCTGTCCGAAACAGGCCCTATTAATTCTGCGGCGGTAAACATATTTAAAACTGCAATGGACTTCGTTCAAGACATGGACAAGAAAACCAAGGGCGCTGTCACAGAGCAGTTTGGTTCTGTTGAAGCGGCTGCAAAAGAAGGTACTCGAAAGGCTTCGATTATTGAAAGTGCGGCTGAAGCCACGGAAGATCCTTCTAAGATTGCAGACGCGGTCGTGGTTGCGGCAGGTGAACAGCCCACAGAAGCAGCAAAGATGGACTTTGCAGAGAACGTGTTTGGTTTGAAAGATGTCAACGATATTGACGAGATCAACCGCCGGATTGCTAACGTAGCTATTGGCGGCTCTGTAGCAAAAAGCCCAGAAGAGTTTACTCAGGCCGTGCTCCTTGGTCTGCAGGCCTACAAGCAGACAGCCTCGGCTCGTGCTGAAGCGAAGGCGGATGCTGCGGGCGGCGGGTTTTTGGACACAGAACGAGGTAAAGCTGCTGTAGAGTTGTACATTGAGCGTATCAAAAACAACGAAGATCCTGTCGAAGTTGAAGCGATGATGAACGAGCAACTGGGTAACAACATCGGTACTGTAGTCAGAGTGGCTATCGCTGGAGGATCGGGCGGCGGTGCTACGCCTACTGCTCAAAGCGATCAAGGCTTAAAGAAGGGCCAAACTGCAACCGGGCCTAACGGGCAGAAAATTCAATGGGACGGTACATCATGGCAGAAAGTCCAGTAAATACTGCATTACCTGAAGGTTTCACTCTTGATGCCGCTCCTGCGCCTACTGCGTTACCTGAAGGTTTCACTCTTGATGCCGCGCCCGAGGAGAAAGGTTCATACCTTTCCGGAGACCAGGGTCTTGTGCCTGACGTTGCGGAAGATATTGGCAAAGGTATCTACTCTGGAGTCGTGTCCCTACCTCAAGGGATCACGGAACTTGGTGCTTTAGGTATCGACGCTGCACTGGGAACTAACACTTCTAGAGCAGTGACTGAAGCGTTTGAATCCATTAAGCCTGAGATGGGTGCCGCCGGAGAAATCACCGAGGATCTCGTAGCGTTTGGCGTGGGCTTTATTCCTATCGCAGGTTGGCTGGGTAAGGCTAGCCAAGCAGCGAAGGCTGCAAACGCAGGTAAAGCTATGTCTACCGCAGGCCGGGGTAAGTTTACTAAGTCTGCTATTGAATACGGTTCCTCAAAGGTCGGCAGAAACACTCTCAAGACCTGGAAAGGTCTCGCAGGTTCCACGGCTGTTGGGACACTGGGATATAGCACTGCTGTATCAACGGATGGCCGCGCTACTGCGTCTGACAATTTTGATATAATGCCTAGCATACTGCAAACAGAAGAAGATACTGGGCTAACGGGCCGCAAAGAAGCAGGCCGCAGGTTCCGGAACAAGTTTGCGGTTGGTGCAGAAGACGCCCTTCTTAGTCTTGGATTTGATGCCGCCTTAAAGGGTGCTGCAGTTGGATCTAAGTTATTGGGGCAGACTAAGACCGGAGGAGCTTTGGCTCGTGGTTTGCGGTCAGTTCCATCCAAGACTGGTGGGGCATTTATGAAAACCCTGGAGACCATAGACAAGCCTCTTGCGGACAAGACCCGTGGCGGACTGCAAGCGGCCAATCGACAGTTCCAGAAATACTTCTCGGCGTCCGGCGGGGCAGATACCAAGCTGTATGAGACGACACAAGATGCCCGTGCAAAAGCAGACATGTATGAGCGGCTCGGAGTGAAGGCTGCGGAAGACTGGTCAAAGGCGTCTAACGAGTTTTTGAAAGCTGCGAAGCTAAACAACAACACTCCAGTGGGTGCGCAAAAACTAGAGACAAGCCTGCTAGACTTCTTGATGGGAAATACCAAAGCCCTGGACGACATTGGAGACGAGAAGCTACTTAAAGCTGCGAACAAGATGGTGGATATTCGGTCCTCATTGGATGACGATATCATTACGCAGTTGGAAATGCAGATCGGCGTCAAGAGAGACCCGGTCACAAAAGCGGAGTTGATTGACCCCGCAACAGGCAGACGACAGCTGGAAGACGCCATTACACCAGGGCAAATCACGGCAGCTAACGCTTTAAAAGAAATGACATCAGCGCAGAAAGCACAGAACGGATACCTGCGTCGCATGTTCCAGCGGTACACGGACCCCAAATCTTTTTATGACAACTTAGATCTGACTTCTAAAGGTTTTGATGACGCGGTCAGCGAGGTGGCGTCTCTGTTTGCAAAAGGAACAGGCCGCGCAGCGGACCAGAATGATCTAACGAAAGCGCGTCGTATTGTGTATGACTCTCTTGGCTTGCAAGGACTGGCTGGACTACCTCCAGAAAGAGCCCTGGCGAACAAAATCAAGTCCATCAAAGAAGGTGCGAAAGGAAACTATGGCGGCTTGGTGGCGAAAGAACGCCCCGTCCTGAAGTCCATAGACGACATCTTTGTAGAAAGAAAAGAGATCTTAGAGAGCAGCCCTAACCTTCGCAAGCTGTTGGGTGAATTGACTGAGCCTCTTGAAATCTACAAACGTACAGTCAACGACATGGCTCAAGCTAATGCCGCGGCAGATATGTACGCTGGGATGAGAGCCCAAGGCCTTGTGTCGAACCTGTCTGATGGGTTGAACAAAGTTGCAAAGGGTGGTCGCCCTGCAATTATAGAAATGCCAGACTCACTTAATCTAACAAGTGAAGCATACGACAAAGCGATGCAGCCTTTCAGAGATATTGCAAGGGAGCAAAACATTGGTGTTCCTATGTCGGTGGAAGACGCCGCAGGCCGTACAATAGACAACCCAAACTATGTACGCGCGGAAGATGTCGTTCAACAGTATGCGCAAAGTCTTCGAGATGCTGGGTACAGACAGTTGGGCGACAGCAAGGACATTCAACACGTCTTTGGTGGAGCTTACGGGGATCTAACAGGGATGTTCGTGTCCCCCGAATCTTTCGGGGCGCTCACCGCACCTTTGAAACTTGGCTCTGGGGCCTTGGCCGAAGTTACTGGAATCCTTTCCTCTATGCGGTCTTTGTCCCAGAAGATGACAATCGTTCCAAACCCTGGGGCGCAGGTCCGTAACATCGCGGGCAACCTTGGGATGCTTGCAGCCAACGCTAATCTGGGTCGAGACACCGACTTCACAGATATGTTTAAGATATTTACATCCAGCCTCGACACTCTGGATGATTTAGGTCTAGAGCGTCTTGCCAAGAAGATAAGTCTTACGGGCGTTGCGGACACAAGTTTGATCACTCGTGCTCTAAAAGAATACAGAAACGCTGGAAAAGACCTGACAATCTCAGGGAAAGTTTCTAGCGGGATAGATTACTTTGAAAACAAAATACCTTTCATGAAGCTGTTCGAGCGGATCTATGGCGAATCGGATACTTTCTTTAAAGGTCTTTCCCTTCTTGGGGAGGAAAAGAAACTTCGCGGCGCGTTTGCAAACTCCGGACTTAGCGAGAATGACCCCAGTGTTTTGCTGGCGTTGAAGGAAAACAATCTTTCTAAGCGAGACGCGGGGGCTACCCGTCTCACAGACGGGCTCGATCAGATCGAGGTCATAGCTGGAGACATTGTAAAAGATACAATGCCCATCTACCCACGAGTAGGTAAAGCTGTTCGCAGCATCGACATGGTTCCTATCTTTGGTAACTTTACATCGTTTGCATCAGAGAACATCCGTAACTCTGTTAACATCTTGGACCGCGGGTTGAAGGAGATGTCTTTCCAGATCTCTCCAGAGTTAAGAAAAAGAATCGGAGAAGAAAAAGCGGCGGCGTTTGAGAAACAAATGCGGGCCATGGGTGCGCAACGGATGATGTCTTATGCTTCTGTTGCGACACTTCTACCACAGGCCATGGTCAAAGGTTCGATGATCGCGACGGGTACAACTCCGGAAGAGATGGCTGCACTTCGTCAGCAGATCCCTGAATACATGGATGGCCATGATCTTACTATACTTAGCAACGACAAAAAGGGTAAGATAGATTACATTGATCTCAGCTACGTCAGCCCTTACGCCTTTGTCCTTGATCCTGCTCGCGCAGCGATACAGAGGTACAATGAAGCAGGGCGGCTAGGTAAGAGTGAAGCCGAGCAGATTCTAAGCGGTGCATGGCGAGGCCTTGAGATGTTCGCAGAACCGTTTGGTTCTGAGTCTATGATCTTTGAGCGTCTGAGGGATGTTTTGCCCAGCGAAGGTCTCTTCAGTGCGGGTGTAGGTCGCGGCGGCAAGACTTCTACAGGATCTCCCGTGTATGCAGAGACAGAGGCCTTTGGATCTAAGTTTGCCCAAGGCGTTAAACACATGCTTGGCGGCGTTATCCCATCTTATTTCCGCCTCGGGGTTGAAGAGCGTGGCGGCGAGTTTGTTCCTGGGCGTTTGTATCGCGGGGTGATGGACATGCCAGGGCCACGCGGTGAAGAATACAACGTGTACAAAGAAGGCGCACGGCTCGTAACAGGGTTCACACCCATGAGAGTGGACCTTAAAAACGACTTCGCCTTCAAAGGTTTAGAGTACGGCCCCCGCAGGACTGACGCTAAGTCTACTGCTACTCGTGTGATCAAGCAGGCTGACGCTTCTCTTGAAGACATGAACTCGGCATACTCGACGTATCTGGATAACTTGTACCGGGAGCAAACGAAACTGTACTCGGACATCCAGGCTGCTCGTGAACTCGGATTGTCCGACACAGACATCCGACGCAACCTTGTGAATGGCGCAAACATGAGTCGCTCCGAGGTCAATACTATCATGAAAGGTAAGTTCTACCCTACGGCAGCATCCCGTGAACTCGCCAAAGATATCAACGCCGCGCGTAAAGCAGAGGGTAGATCTTTTGCCGAAGGTCGTGTTCCGTTTGGTTCGTTTAACAGGATGGCTGCGGGCAGACTTAACGAGCCTCTCGGTGGTTCGGGAAGTGCAACGCCTGCTCCGGCCTCTAGAATAAACCCCGCTGGAACACTGCCCCCAGGGTTTAAGCTAGACCCAGCACCTGTTCCTAGTGCTCCTGCTAATCAGCTGCCTCCAGGGTTTAAGCTAGACACGCAGGGCAGCTTACCGCAGCCAACCTTTCCGGTGACCACGGCTCGTGCGCCTGGGCCCGTGGACCCTGCTCTGTTGGGAGATAATCCGTTTAGTGCCGCAGCTAATGCACAGATTGCGAACCGCCGTGGGTAGGGCCTGGGTCAATATCAATTGACATTGATACACCCACCCCTCCAAACAGCTTAATTAATTCGTCGCAATACGCTTCTGTTTCCTCAAGTATGTCCGCGTCTCTGGTCATGGCTGCGAGATTCAAGGTCATGCCTACCATTTCCATTAGATGGTAGACCTGCATAGGGTGCATGTCGCGTAGGCCAACGGTTTTCATCTTATCAAGTTTCATTCGATCTCTCCCCAATTATCCTTGAGTTCATCGTCTACCTTAGAGGGAACCTTCAAGACATCCGCCAGTCCATTCTCCATAATGTCCTTGATACGCTTCGCTTGTTCGTCACTCTCTACTGAAAAGCATAGTTCATCATGGACGGTGAGCATAGGCAAAAGTCCCTCTGCATAGCAGTCAGCCATCGCCTTCTTGGTTTGATCCGCAGCGGAACCTTGGATCAGTTTGTTTAACGCCTTGTAAGTAAAGGCTCTTCTGAGAGGCTGACCATACTCCTTCATAGCAGCCTCGTATTCCAGAGGTTTGCTGTACCCAAAGGTACGAGGCTCCCACATGTTGAACCTACAGCGCCGTCCAAGCAGGGTCCGGATCTGCCCTGTCTTGTCAGCCTGCCTGCTAGCTAAGTTAGCCAAGTTCTTAACGAACGGAACTTTGTCTTGGTGCTTCTGCAATAGGTCGCCCGCTTCCTCAGTACTTATACCTAGTTGGTCCCCGAGCTTGCCCTTACCCATGCCGTACATGATGCCGAGGTTCACGACCTTGGCCTCCTTGCGGGTGATCCCCGCCAAGTCCGCCACCATCTGGTGCAGGTCAACGTCACCTGTGTTGTACTCTTCGACGATGTTATCGACGATGGGGTGCTTGTTGTCCCCCTTCAGGCTTGCCGCAAAGTGTACCAGTAACCTTGGCTCTTGGCTTGAGTAGTCGAACGATCCCCACTTGGTCCCCTCTTCCGGAAGGAACAGCCCGCGGATCAGCTTCTTGATCTCTGGGTCCCGAGCCGGGATCTGCTGAAGGTTAGGGTTGGACGAAGAGAACCGTCCGGTTACCGTGCCTCCACCGTCAGAGCGCAGCTGGTGGAACTCGCAATGGATGCGGCCCTCATGCTCGTGCTTGAGGATGGAATCGATGAAGCTGGTTTCAGCCTTGTCAAACTCCCGCAGCTTCACAATCATCTGTGCAACGGGGTGCGAGTTGGCACTGAGCCACTGCTTGGTAAAGGAAGGCACCCCAGACTTACGGAGAAGGTCCCCCTGTGCGTCATCGGATGTTGGATAGACCAACCCTAGTTCGTCAAAGACCGTAGCCACAGAGGCCGCTGCCCAAGGCTCTACCTTGATCTTGGTCTGGCGGTAGATCTCGTCCTTGATCTCCTTGCTCTTCTTCTTGAAGTAGCCCTTGGCTTGTTCAGCCTTGTCCAAGTCAACCCGCACACCAAGCTGGCGCATGTCGCACATCATAGGAATGAGGCTGGTCTCTAGGTCCCATATGTTCCAGAGGTCTTGCTGGTCTAGCTCAATCTTGAGTCTCTCCCACAGGCGCAAGGTCATCCCTGCATCCTGCTCGGCGTAGCGTCCAACAAACTCAGGCGGCAGCTTGTACATCTCAGCCTTGGGGTCAAAGCCCCACTCCGCCGCAGCCACGCGCAGTAGCTTCTCGTCCTTACGCTCGTTGAGGTAGTCCCGACCAAGGTTGTTGAGGCTGTAGGAGAAACGGTTCTCGTCAACCACCGCACCTGTGATCATGGTATCGATGATCCGCCCCTCGACCTTGATGCCCTCGGCGCGTAGCCAGCCCACATCATAGGTCGCGTTGTGAAATATCTTGTCAATGTGCGGCGTTGCCATCTGCTTCTGCAACCACTTGAGCGCGATCCTCGCATCCATGTTGTGACCATTGGCATGGCGGATAGGGAAGTAACCCTCCCAATCTCCCGCAGCTACAGCGATGCCCACTACAAACCCGTCCTTGCGTACCCATCCTGGGCCCAGTGTCATCAGGTTCGGGTCACACGTCTCAAGGTCCACGGCTATCTGCTTGTGGTGCGTCAGGTCAGGGAACTCTGTCGGGATGTTCCACGCCAGTTCCTTTGGCTGGTTCATCTGCGCAGCGATGATGCTGTCTTTTGTGAAGCCATTACTCATTGGACTTGCCCAGTATCTTATCCAGCCGCTTTGATATTGTCTTCTCCCGCTCAGTGAACTCTCCGCCCAATGCGCTGTATCCACACTTATCGATCCACGAATCGTCATGACGGATGTCGTTGAGCAGCCGCGCTGTCTTCACCCAGTCCATCATCAACGCAACATGCTGCGGTGTGACGTACCCGTGGGTTGTCATGGCGTTGCGGATGATTACATTCCAGCCCTCGGCAATGCGCTCGAAGTTCTCGTATGCATCCCCGTAGTCCGTGGCCCTCTGTCCGTTGATATACTCTTCCGCGGTGGCTAACACTTCATCTCGTTTCATATCTCGTACCTGTATGATTTGTCCGACTCGATTAAGTAGAGGTTCTCCTTGCAGCGGGTGATCGCAACATAAAAGATCCTGTGCTCATCTTCCGGATGTTTCCCTTCAACGCAGTTCTTGGTTGACCCCAAGTATACTGCCACGTTGTCGTCTTCCCCTCCCTTCATAGCATGGATGGTT